ATCTATCCAGACCCATGCTTCGATGGTGAAGTCTCCGGTCAGGTGGAATGCAGATGAGTTTGCGTACTTGACTTGGGAGCCAGCAGCGGCGGTGACAGATAGAGAGCCAGCGCCGAACTTCTTCTCCGCAGTGTTAATACTGGTACCAGTTGTCGAGTCAACGGTCAGGGCACCACCTGCAGCCGACGAATCATTGCTGTAGTCAGCGTCGAAGGCGAGAAGCACGGACTCCGTAAGAGTCGCAGCCACGGAGTACTGAAGTAGGTCCCCGGCTGCCGGGGCCGTGATATCCGTATCACTCAAGCCGTCAAGCGTGCTGGACCCACCGCCAGTGCCATTTGCAGCTGCGGTAATACGACCCTGGGCGTCAACCGTAATGTCGGCATTGGTATAGTCGCCAGGGGTGACTGCTGTGTTGTCCAGATCGACCGTAATAGTGCCAGAGGAGGTGACAGGACCACCCGAGGAGGTCAGGCCAGTGCCGCCAGCGATGTCGATACTGGTAACACCCTTGTCAGCAGGTTCCCACTGACTATTGGCGTCAACCCAGGTTAAAACTTGACCATCGGTAGGGGCTACCGTGCTGGTATCAACGTCATTTAATTTTTCGAGAGTGGGATCTACTGGTTCCCATTTACTGTTGGCGTTAACCCAGGTCAGCACTTGGCCGTCACTGGGGCCCCCGTACTTAACGGCTGCCTCAATGTCAGCAACATTGAAGCTGGGCTCGGTCATCGAGATAAGAGGCACGTCATCTTGCCTAAAGTAGAAGTCATCTCGATAGGCCGCCACGCCAAGGCCCCCAGGTGGCCCAAACAGCCTGTAGCTTGCGCCATCGCACCATGTCCCAGTGGGAGCAACCCAGTCCCAAGAGTCGGTCGTTGGCCAGTTCGCAACAAAGCTGCCATCCACCCAAACACTGATAGACGGCTTATTAGCTCTTCCGCTGGCATACTCAACTTGGACATAATAGTGATGCCAATTACTGTTGGTAATGCCTGCACTAACGGTCTTGTCCGTCCTGATTGAATTGCCATAGACAGCAAAGTCTTGGCCGTTTCTGTAAAGAATGAAACCTGGACCATTAACAGTGTTTTCGGTGTCTTTATTGCCGAAGATGTTCACAGCACTTGCGTCGGCTTCCCAGATCCAAGCGCTCATGCAGTCATAGGTCTTATCTAACGGAAGAACGTCTATCAGGTACATCTGGCTCCACGAACCAGCCTCAGTTTTGTAGCTGTACGACCCCGATTTGGCTCTGGTTGTGTCCGGGGTTCCCCAGCGTCCCGCCGTTTCAGAGTTAGGGTTACCATTTGGCTCTCCTGGCTCGAACGATGTGCCGATAGGGTCGTTATACGTGGTTACGTCAGTAAGCTCGTCAATAGCAGTGTCTACTGGTTCCCACTTAGAGTTCCCCGTATATCCTAATTTCTTGCCGACAGTTGGTGTTACCGTTATCGTATCAACTTCCTGAGCAGGTGCATTACTCTTCGGTTTCCAACTAGTGGTGGCTTGGTCCCAAGATAAGGTCTCGCCGTCCGCTGGAACAGTTGCATCAACGTCACTCAAATCCTCAAGAGCTAACGTCTCTTGGATGTCAATAATCGTCTGAATCTGGTCAGGCGAATTGATTAATTGACCGGAAAGAGGATCGAAAAACGTTGCCATGAAACTAGGACCACCTGCGTCCTTTTAGGCTTCCTACAGCGCAGCAATAGCTGTCTTGAAGGCTGCAAAATCTGCAGCTCCAGAAGTAGCCGATTGGAAAGCTGATTTACTTGTCTTTTTAGCTCCAGCTACCCAATTTACTCCATTATATTGAAGGACATTATCGGCCGTTGGTGCTACAGTTGTTAAGTCTACATCATCAATAAAAGAATCATTTAAGTTATAGGCTGTTACGCCCACGTAGGGACCAACAGACCAAGAGCCGTTATGGTAAGAAAGAGTCTTGCCGTTGGCAATTGTATCTAAAGAGATCGACAAATCATAGTCAGAGTATTCGCTTAAAGCTTGACCTGAAGGCTCCCATTTGACGCCATTGTACTTCAGCACATCACCATCAGTAGGTGCAACGGTCTCCGTATCTACAGTCTGCTTGATATGAATAGATCGAACGGTCCATTTACCATTAATTAACGCAATGCCATCTACGTCTGAAATGCCATTGGGAATATCTACGTCAACAAAGAGAGACAAATTAGTTGCTATAGGGTAACTGTAGTCAAACTCACCAGAAAGAGGGTTGATTGAATATCCCATAATTAAAGTGCCGCAATACGGGTTTGGAAGTCAGCAAAGTCAATTGCTGCTGCAGTTTCTGCTTTTAAAACTGCTAAATCAATCATCTCTGGACCTGGAACCCAACTAGTACCGTCGTACAGTAAAACATTGGCATTAACGGGTGGTGTAGTTGTTAAGTCTAGGTCGCTAAAATTACCGAGAGAATAAGGCTGGTTAACAGTAGGCTGAATAAAATATGTCGGAGGGGTAAATGCCTCAGTGTAACGGGGGTGATCCCAAGTCATTCTTACTTGTAAAGTATCTCTACCATTAGGACTGTATGTAGGACTGCTAAATTTGCTATAGTATAGACCCAGTACTATACCTACAGTAGATGGTGTTGTCCAAGTCTGTGTGTCGGTGACCTCTAATAGCTCGTTGCCGTCAGCAAAAAGCCTGTAAGTATTGCCTTCACGAGTAACAGCATAATGGTGATAACCTGGACCTGTTAAACCCATATCTAGACCATTGCCAGGGTAGGTCGAGCCAAAAATACGTAAACTAGCCCCATCAATTGTGTTGTTTTCAACCCGGACATGACTGGTTATAATGTTAAATGATCCTGAAACAAGTTCTGTATACGGAAAAAACTGATAACCTGGATCAGGGCAGTAGGAAATAAATTCAAAGCAGAAGTCATGACCTGTAGAAAACCATCTCCAATCATCTGTAGTACTTGTCCCACTTCGATTGAATCTTGCTGCACTGAAGCTGACGGACTCAAGTACGCCACCTTCCCTAGGTGCTGGCGCGGCGGCATGTGTCTCGTCATCATGACTGGAAGAAAACTGACTAAGCCCTATATCATACCCATAGCTAGGGTAAACAAGGCTAGTAATACTACCTTCCGACCCAGTTTGTTCTATAGTTTGACCGATATAAGCTGGAGCCTCAAAGCTCATAGCAAATGGTACATAGGCTGCTAACGGATCCGTAATAGCATTGTAATTAACTCCACCAATCTTAGGGCCAGCGACCCATTCACCATTGGCATAAACTAATACGGCACCATCTTCTAAAGCACCAGCAAACTGCAGAAGATTCACATCAGTCAGCTCGTTGAGTGAGCTTGAATCAGACTCCCACTTATTAGAGTTGCCCTTAAATTTTAAAACCTTACCACTAGTCGGTGCAGTAGTTGTGGTATCAACTTCTTGCGAAATTGTATTAGAATAAGGCTCCCAATTACCTGTAGCCTGGTTGTACGCAATGCTATCGCCATCAGCAGGGGCTGACAGGTCGAAATCGTCTAAATTTGCGAGCTTAGGTGGTTCACCTGTATTATCAAACTGACCAGAAAGTGGATTAATTGTGTAACCCATTTTTAAATGACCACCTGCGTCCTTCTAGTCTTCCCATAAGAAAAAAGGCTCCCCGAAGGGAGCCCCAGTTGATTAGCTAAGTGACTAGCTAGAGATCAGGCAGTAGCGTCGAAGCCAGCCAGGCGAGCAGCAGCACGACCGTTGATCAGAGCCATACCGCAGTACCACTCAACACGGGTGGTGAGCTGAGGGGTGGTGTGGGATTCGCCCAGTTCACGGACGTTCACGCCACCGTTCTGAATGCCGGTCAGATGATCGTTGCCGAAGGACACGACGTACAGATCCTGAGAGGAGGGGGTGCCGTCCAGAATTGCGGTGTTGGTGTGGTCGCGGTCCAGTTCCAGAACGGGGATACCGGCATACACCAGTTGCTGATAGCCAAACTCGTTGCGCTGAATGTCGATTTGACCATTTGCACGAGCCAGCTTGCTCAGAGCACGGCGGCCAGACTTGGACATAACCAGATACTTGGAACCACCTTGGGCGTCCACAGCATCGATAGCCTCATCCAGCTTGTCCAGGCTCAGAGCACCTGCACCGTTGGTGAAATACTGGGAGGAACCAGAAGGGATGCGAGCAGCCAGACCATCGAACTCAGCGGGGGACTGGTTTGCATCACCGTTGATGAACAGAGCTTCCCAAGCCAGACGCATTGCGCGGACGCGGGACTGGACCTGATAAGCCTTAGCCTCATTGCCCTCTAAGGCAACTAAGGCACGGTCGATACGGATGTCACCGCCGAAGAGCTTCAGGCTCTCGGACTGTTGGCTGATCTCACCGTAGCTCTCAGCCAGGCTACCGTTGTAGTTACGGAAGCCCACATCGGGCAGGCTCTCTTCACGCTTCCAGAACAGACCGTTGCCTTCAATATTGCGGAAGGGCAGGCGGGAAAGCAGCGGACCAGCAGCTAACTCAGTTACAACTGCCAGCTCTTGAGGGGTTTTTGCAAACTTTTGTGCTTGCAGTAAAGTGATTGCCATTTTGAGATGTACTCCAGGATGGGTAAATGGATTGGGTGAAAGTGCCGTAAGAATCGTCGCGTTTCTTACGTGCCAGACACCCGCCAGTCCCCATCGTCACGATGAGACACCTTTAGGGTATCGCTAAATATATTCTACCTAACTTAAATCATTGGGTAGTTTTCCTATAAAGGGGTTCCTAGGTAAGAACCCCCAGTATGACTAGCTGCCGAAGGCTCGCATAAACAATTCATCGTTACTGAGCGCACTCAGGTCTTCCACAGGCATACCGTTCATGTCAGTACCGCCATATCCAAGACCAGCTCCGCTACCTTTCGCACCTTTAAAGAACGTACCATAAATAGGATGAACCTTAAAGCTGGAAATGAATTCAGCGGGATCAATGCGCTTACCCGATTCTTTATCCAGAACCGGATCGCCTTGGGCGTCAATAACGACTAAACTACCGTCAGACTCTTGCCGGAAATTGCTGCCGATTTGAGTGGCAAGCATGTCGAAGAACGAGACGCCATCGGCGGCGTCAGTGCGACCACCGGCTGCAAAGAACACCTTTTCCAAAGCGTATTTTTTCTTGTAATCAGCAAGGGCATTTTCAGCTTGAGTTGCTTTTGCTGCGTATTCCTCAGCTTGACGCGAGAATTTCAGTTCAATAGCTTCCCTAGCTTCACCGTATTCTGCTTGCATTTGAGCAGCACGGGACACTTCCTCTTGTAGCTTTAAGTATTCTTCGGGGTTAATATCAGCAAAACGCTCTAGTTGCGTAGCTTTCTCTTTTGACTCACGTTCGTAGTTCTTTCGGGCTTCTCGTTCTGCTTTAAGAGCCTTCATCAGGTTCTCAACATCAGATTCAGAATAGACCTTTTCGCCGCCGACATTGGTGGATGCTTCCACACTCGGCTGCTGGTCGTTATTGATCTCTTCGGGCATCGCGCTCCTCAGATATTAGGGCGCACTATTATTCCTATTCGGTTGAATTACCAATAAACTCAGGATCGTCAGGATTATGATAACTCTCTAGCTCTAGATTGCCGTTTGTATAGGGGATAAGCTGAATAATATCAGGTAAAGAATCTTGACTTAAGCTTAAATAATCCCCTGTATTATTTGGCCAGTATAAATCATAACCTGTAATGAACCTGTACGACTGGTCATATAAGAAATACGTACTTGGATCATAGTCCTCTGGACCAAGACCCGCACAGCCGTATGATGATAGGCTTAGGTTACCTTGTTTAGACCAAGTACTAGGCCCTAAAAATTCATCTAGGACTCTATACGTCATATCGTCAAAAAATGAGTCCTGCTCTGCAAGCACTGGGTAGTAACTATAATGTACTCGATTGCGACCATACGTATAAACATGCTGATCAGCTATAATACTATCGTAGACAGAAAAACCTTGATTTAAACTCCTGTATTCGTCAGAATACTCCCCACCAGTCGCATCCTCATGAAGAACACAATTGGCCCTATTTTTAAGATATAAACCTATGCTGTAATCGTCGTATGCACCAATACCTGCGTGCATAGTTGGGTAGTATGTAACAACCTGACTGGGGCTACTTCCGTAAGCATATTCATGACCAACATTGTATAAATATTCCCACCAGTAACCATAAGGTGAAGTTTTAGCTGAGTTTGGAATAAGAGTACTAGGTGCATTACTGTTTGGGTTAATGTTTTCTTCTACTTCCATGTAAACCCATCCACGAGTTTTGCTTACAGACTTAAGGGCCGGATGAGTAACTAAAGGTACAACCATGACAGCATGGGTCGGAATTTCGTCCGTAGGATCTTCAGGGTTAAGCGGGTAATTTTTAGCTTTAACTAATTTTTTGTAGTAAGCGCCTGTCCAACCTGCTACACGAGCTTGCGTAGATTCGTCATTAGCATCTGCCATTGAAGAATAGGCATCTGCCCATCCACTTTCTCCTGGAAAATAGTCGTTCCATGTTTCCTCGCCCCCAAACCCGTCTAATGGGTAAAAGTCAACAGGGGCAGCTGTAACACCCGTAAATAGGAATATGCTTACTGTGTATTCATAAGTATTTAGTTCTTCATTGAGAACAGTATACTCATAAAGAAAGTAGTTATAGCCCGGACCAAAAGTGTATGATGACGTTGGATCACTAAAACTCCATTCACTTAAATCATAAAATCTCCAAGACCAAGTAGATGAAAGAAAGTATAACCGTTTTTCAGCATTGTATGACACTGATATAGGGCCTCGCGCATTACTAAGGTCGTAAGGTATGTCTGCCTCATTCCCAATATGCCAAGGTCTATTATCGTCTAAAGCGTTATCTAACTGAAGCCCTCTCAACTGCGACTCATACACAGTAACTCGTTCTTGCCCCTCAAGTCCAGTCAGACCTTCAGTACCATTTGTCCAGCCTTCAGCTTTAAGAGTACTCGGAATATAAGGCCACTCAGTCCCTGGAATGTAATAACCACCAGTGTCATTAATGTGTGCGGGTTTAGTTCCTTGCAGAAAATAATCAAATCTGTAATCTACCTTAAAATCTGGGGCAAAAAAGCCATCATTTAGATAAAGATAATTGTCAGTGTCACCGGGGGGATTAAGTTCATACGAAATTTCTACATCAGGCCAAACATAAGGAAGCGTGACTCTACCTGCATACGTTTGGTCGCTAACATAAACAGACTTGCGTTCTAACTTTGACCATTTATGAGAATTTGCTGTCTTCCCTTTAACTAATTGAGTACCTTTATCAACAGCTATGAATCCTGTATAAAAATCCTTTTCAGTATTAAGCATACTATAGCTCGCGCTACACAAATCATCTGGATCCCACTGACCCCCACGCGCTGCTCTAAAATAAAGCATTGGTTGCCATTCTACTAACTCGTTCCCAGACGCAATATCTTCAAAAACAGAATAATCTTCGGTCAGTTCGGCTGCAGTAGGGTAATCATATGGACGTGCTGCTCTCTTAGATTTAATAGTCTTTCCCGATATGCGACTTCTTTTAGTAGTATCAGTATTTTTAGATATGGTATTTCGAGAACGTTTTGGTTCGGGATTTGTAAATCTAGAAGCCATTTTCGTCTACAATAGGTGCCCTATTAGTTATTCCAGAAACACCAGAAGTGTACGACTGCTCATATAGCTGAGGCAGAGAAATATTTTCGGGCAGGTTACGACGATGCTTATACCCGCTAGGATTTCGTAGGCGGTCTACCTCATAACGGACATTATCCGCATACAACTTTTTTCTTGTAGCTTGCGCGGCTAAAGCTTTACCTATTACACCAGAAGATACATCAGTAGCACTTAATTCAATGCTAACAGACTTAGCCATCAGTCATCTAAAGAGAAGGTCACACGATATGTTTGCGTCTGACCATCAGCTAAAATACTAGTTGGATCCTCAGTCAGTAAACCATATAGATTAGTTTCCCAAGTAATCCCTTGAGCTGTACCAGTATCAGCTCCGCTAGCCTTATCAGCACCAGTACTTGCGAAGGTAAAAGTATCAGCAGTTGGAGCACTCAGTACTTGGTGAAAACCATCAAATTCTGCAGAACCTGTACCTGTAACATAAACCCAATCTGTAGCAATTAAATTGTGGCTAACGGCTGTTAGCGTAGCGATATTACTAGTCCTTTCAGATAAAGTAATATTTGTAGTAGCATTTAAAGTACCTAAAAAGATAAAAACTCTATTAAAGGTTAAGGTGCCTACAGACGCAGTGTAGCTAAAATCAATACTGGGGTAAGTAACGTCTACGGTGCTTGTGTTCGCAGTAGCCGTGCCGATAATAGCCGTTTGACGCTCATACCCATCAGTACCTTGAGTTAATTCTAAGGCATCCCAAGTAGCTACCGTATCTTCTACCGTAGTAGAACCGACATTATCGTAAGCTAAACACGCTTGGACAACCTTACCTGTATACGCCAAGCTAGCTAGCCTGCTTAACTCGTTAGTAGAAAGTGCGGAAGTGGTGGCCATTTATCTTACCTCAGCTAAGTGTGAAGACACCATTAGTGCCGTCAAAATCGATCTGAAAAGACTCCGTATCAAGCAACTGCACGGCTGTACCATAATCCCAGTAACCCATTAATTTGTTGCTTGCGCTAGTGTCGTACAAAACAATGTACCTAAAAGGACCAATCGACCCGCCCGCTGCAACAATAGCTGCTGGGTCTGCTAACACCAGTTTGTAAAGACCTGATGATTGTGTTGAGCTAGTTACGGTACAAGTAACCCCTCCAGCAGTATAACCATTTCCCGCTGCAATCTCCGCTGGACCAGTAACACCTGTCGTAGCATCATATGCCGTGTGCGTGGCTGTCAACGGCGCAGAATTACTCAAGAAAGCTTTAATCGTAGCAGTACCTAGATTATGACTGCCATTAGCTAATTCTGCCACAAAAGCATTAAATTTGGTAAAAGCAGCCATAGCTTCTAATACACTTTGTACTGGATTAGTCTACCTATTTAGATTTGTGAGGCTGACCCTGGACCCACAATAAATGTTTGATCAGGAACCGTGAAGGGCGCTGTGTACCTAGGAGTATCAATAGTGTAGCGCACTTCATGTAAATTCATTACAGTAGACTCGTATAAGTAACCCACAGGTTGGGACTCACTCATGGAGTCATAGAACCACCTACCTACTTGCCAAACAATGGGATAAGCAGTTGCTGTAGTATCAGGGAAGCTAAGGGCTCCAATGGTGGCGGAGACGGCTACAGAGCCATCAATGCATAACTGAAGACTAGTACCGTTTCTAATCACAGCTACGTGATACCAAGTATCCACATTAAGAGTGTATGCAGCCGTGACTTCTGTTAAAGAAGTATAGGTACCAGTCCCATACCGCAAACTTGCATTACCAGCAACCGGATCATATCCTGCATTGATGAATGTCTCAGTAGCATGGGTTGCGCCTGTACCAGTTGTGCCACAGGCAAAGAAACAAACTCTAGTAGATCGCTCAGGATCAGTGTAGCTAGTCGGTAAGTCGTAATAGTACATCCAGCCTTCTATACAAAAATCACGATCTCGCGGATGGGCTCTCTCTACTGAGGGACCAATCTGATCCACAGCAATAGAAGGCGCAGCCGCTGTTAACATAAACAGGCTTGAATTAGCATAAGTAATACTTGGGTGACTCACAAAATCAGGAATAGGAGTGCTAGCAGTGCTGCTTGACAAATACCACACATTTCTATCTTTATACCCTGCATGGAAATTAGGCATCAAATTAGTTGCCTCAGGAACACCATAAAGAACATCTAATTCTTTGAGGTTATTCCATGAAGCCAGTGCTGCTGTTTTGCTATAATAAGGGTCGCCATTACCCACAATGGGTAGTTTGAAAGTATCTGGGGCAAAGTTAGCAGTACGGTATCTTGCTCCCTTAAGGATTCTAAAATCTTGAATATAGCCATTAAGCCCACGACCTATAACTAGTTTCTTATTTGTTATATCTAAGAGTTCTGGTCTATAAGCGTATCCGTACAGACTGCCATTAATGTACAACAGATCATGCTGTACATTAGAACTTCCGTCTCGTACTATAGACACATGGTACCATGTATTCGTGTTAGGTAACCACTTACCGTTGGTTGCTGTAGGGCTCGTATGGAAAGTATTATTTGTGTAATTGATAATTCCACCCTCAACATATGGTAACTCACACCAAGCTAAACCTGTGTACTGAGTGTCTGAATCACTCCAAGGATTAATAACACTTATGCCCAGAGCTTCTGGGTCTTTCGCTTGAAATCTGAGAGACCACTGATTTTCCCCGTTAGCACTAGTATACAATTCATCAAAGACATGATCAGTATTTACAATAGATAAAATTTCCCCAACTCTATCTAAGGTTTCAAGTCTCAACCAGAAATCAATTGTGTATACACCATTGTAGTTGGCACTCCAAGTAATAGGATCGATCTCTAACCAAGAAAGCACCCCAGCAGTTTCATTCCTAAATTTAACTGATTTATTACCTGTGTACAATGTAGTGCTAGAAATAATAGGTGCCTGCTGGCCTTGAAGAGTTATATTATTTGCATAAGCACTAGCATCTACAATAGAACTATTACGCTCTAAAATATGTAGACTAGTAGCCGGATATGCCAACTCATCCACTAATGAGGACAAGTCTGCTTTGCCAATCAAAGAGAAAGAACCAGTGTACGGTGTGAATACTTTGTCCGTAAGGAAATTAATGTACTCTAATTCAGGGTAAGCGTTCGCTGCTGATGTCCCACCATCCAGAATGGTGGTATGGCTAGTAGATGCATTACCACCGTAAACTGCATTAGTGTCAAGGGTCATACCTGTGAGTGTTAATACCCCAGCGTCAAAAGATGCATAAATTTTTTTAGTAAACTTTGAGGCGTCAGGCGTCCAAGAATCTTCAAGGTATCCAAACCTATCTACTAACCTTTGTGTAGGTACCGTAAATGGTTGATGCCTATACCGGCTACCAAAATAGATGTTTACATCGTAGAACTCACCGTAAAAATTCTGTTTGTAGTTTTGTGATGCTGTATACTGGCTAGTACCTACATACATGATGTTCCATTGTGTAACAGGGGCAGGTACTTCTGGTGTGCCCCACACACCATCTACAGCTACGTTAAGATAACCATTATGTGATTCAACAACTACGTGATACCAAGTATTTGCTTGAATTTGGGTAGGATGGTACCAATCAGGGGACAATATAAAATCATTACCGCTAAGATCTACAGCAGTACCTGACAGACAGAACTGATTATTAACCAGCATCAAAAGAGGATAACGATCTGTTACGGCATCTACATCGTCCTGCCAATAAGGATTTTCATCTCTCCAGTGGTAATGAGGGTAAGCATCAGGATCTTCATAGGCCACTAAAGCTACTTGATCTCTGAGCGTAGACTCGAAGGTCCTAGTCCGAAATTTCATACGACATTCTATACCAAAATTGTGGTTAGGTTGTCTAAGATTTTTCAGTCCACTACTAGTTATAACATTAGCTTGGGTATTGCCTATGTTGATACGCTCTCTTTCGTTGTAAGTATAGCAGTTTAATACATAGTCACTAGTTTGCCCTTCGGGCGGGTCTGTGATACCCATAGTATCAAAAGCATAACTGCCTGCAGAGTAGTACGATATGCTAAACTCATCATAACCATTCTTGCTCTGCAGAATGTTTGAAGTAAGACCAGTCCCAGTACTAAAATCTGAAGAATAGGTAACGTACACATTAGGATCGTTGGGGTTACCAGGATCCGTAAGTGTAATATTACTAAAAGCTGCTTTTAACTTGTATATTGATTGCCGGAAAGCAGTGTCTACGGAACTAAGAGTGAAAGAACCAACGTCTAGCTGCGCAGTGCGCAGAATTTGCATGGAAATGTTTTGGGGACTTAAGGTAAAACTACCTGACTCTGCAGTAATATAATACTTAATTACTTTAGTTTTTACCTTTGCACTTAAAGCAATTTCTTCTAATTTAGGAGCAGTAGAATAACCAAAAAAGCTAGTGTCTAACTTGATACTAGGCCCAATCTTAATCTTGGGAATAACCTGTGATATAGGTAACAGATTTACTGCCGAATAACTAGAAAAATAGGTAGCTGAACCTATACCGGCTTCTAAGCTACTTTCTATGCAGGAAAACACCTGCGCCAAATCCAAGCTGTCAATATTAACGCCTTCAGGGACAGGAACCTCATTAGCAAAAGATTCCTCAACGTTGATCACATCGGCTGCAGGAGCAGGTGGTGGAGCGGCACCACTAGGCGTTGTAATCTCATAGTTGGATATACCCGTAATACTTTCATTAGAGTCACTGAGTAAACACTGATATGCACCACTGAAGCCTACACGGACAGCATATGTTAGTTCAATCAATGCCATCTAGCTTGACTCCTGAAAATGCACTAGAACCTGATTTAGTATGCCGTCACAATAAAGATCCTACAGCAATTAGATCCGCAGTCATAACTACCCCGTCGCTGTCAAAAGTTACAGCAATCGAATCCATAATATAAGCACCTGCAGACCCGTCTAAGTTTATAGAGGCACCTAGATGTGGTCTATTCTGGTAGTATTTGACAGGTAAAACCACACTTAAACCAAGACTTTTCCCACGGCGTAACTCATTCTGCGTGTGGGCAAACGTTTTCGCTTGGTTTTCAGCATTAGATTTAACAACCCCGTAAATTGGCCCAAATACTCCCTCTTTAACAATTTCAATAGTATCGTCATCTGTGTAAGGAGGTTCATAGACAAACGTTAAGCCTGTTTGCGACCCCCCACTAATAACGGCAGAAACGCTTTCATCTTCTAAGTTACTAGTAAAAGGTGCCTGTGGCTCCTCTATGGCTTGTTTTAAATCATCAATAGTTACTTGGTTTTGACTAATGCTGACACTCTGGTCCAAAAATGCATGTTTTTGACCCATCTCTCGTATGTTATCTTTACTTGTACTCCAATTTAATGTTAAGTCACTCCAATTAAACTGCTCGCCGTTAACAGTTCTGAGCACCCTAAGGTAGTTATCAATATTTCTCTTACCTTTTTGCGACTGTACACGACTACCCCACGATTTGTCATCTGTGTATGAATAGGCTAAACAATCTTCAGTCAGATTCTCAGTATAACTCTTAAAGTATTGCCCATAAAGAGCCCAAGCTGTTCTGTAAGTAGGAGGAATAAGAGGTTTATTATCATAAGCTTCCTCAGGCAACCCTATACCTTCCCAAAAATATTCCACAGGCTCATAAACCCATGTTTTCTTAAAAGTGTATGTTGCCTTAAATTGGTCAAGTACTGGGTTTCTACCAAAAGTATAGTAATAGGGGTTAGCATCGTACAAAGCAGTTTCACCCAACAAGGCAGCGGACTCCTTAGCCGCCGCAAGCTGGTTATTCACGTACTGGCTGTAATAGCTTCGGATAAAACGCACATCACTTTGAATGTGCTGAGGTACATTTAAATAGAATTTTAAGTTAAAAATATCCGTGTCAACATATGTAGTTTCTGAATACGTGCGCGTTTCGCCATACATACCATACTCTTTTAGTTCCCTACTAATTTCTCGCCCTTCGCGGTCAGTACAGATTTTTTCCACATACCATGGATACTCCTTTTCAATATGCTCTTTTTCTTGCTCAACGTCACTTACGACTTCTTTGTAATTGTATATAACATCTTGAGCATATTCATAACTATTGTTAGTAACACACCCTGCTTGGTTGGGATCGTCTTCTAAACCATTTTGACCATCTTCAGCACCATCCAAGTTAATAACCTTGCTATTCCATCTAGCTAAAACGTTTGAAGCAGCTCTCAGAGGTGTACCGTTCGGAGTAACGCTGATGACATCTGACCAGGGAACACTTACCCAAGACGCCACGTTGCCGATGTTAAATGCTTGAATAGCGCCCTTAGCATCAGAATACAAGCACTTACAAGCTGATACATACAGGTCGTTCAACACAGCCATGACATTACCGTCAATCTCAACGGTTTCTCTGTAAAAAGTCATACCTAGACCAGTGGGCACCGTCATCCCTAACAAAGATCCAGCTACCTGCGCCAAACGATCTGCCGATAAAGGCTTAATAAGCATATTTTTTTGGAACTCATTCAACTCGTTATCATCTAAAGTTGCCGTGCTGCTGTCGTATACACTGACTATTCTGGTCGGTAAAACTTCATACTCAGCATAAAAAGCAAGCCTGTCACCGTAACTTACAGTTGTGGTCTTGTCACCAGGGTTGTATACCGTACTAATTACATAGAACAGGGGCCCTATAGGCCGTACAGTGGCTCTACTAGGGTCATACAGGGCTAGTCTAAACTCATAGCCTTCTGCGACGCTTACAGGGCCTTCTAGGACCATATCACCTGTAACCGTTATAACCCCAGACTGAATAGATGTGCTCTCAGCAAAAGAACCTGAGATAACACTACCTAAAGGACAGATAATACGACCCCTAACGTCCGCTGTCATTTATGCTGCCCCCTTAACTGATTCAATAGTAAATGAAACGGTATATTTTAAAGTTGCACCTACATACTCTGCACTAAACTCTGGAGCAGACGTAGGATACCAATCACCAACAGTAGTGGTATTAGATACTTTGTCCTCGTACCACGCTTTTACTTTTGCTACATCAGTCTCAAGAATATAACCCTCTATTTCTTTTATTTGGTACGGCTGGAATGGGCCACTCAAGTAATGAGCACCTGAACTAGTTAAACCTAGTGTGGGGCCATTAGTGTACGTATCAGGGTACTCAGTAAGTTCAATCGTTACATTACCCTGTGGCGTGACTAAAATGTAATCGCCAAAATCAGGCTCTAACCCTGATGGAGTACCAGTGTCAGTTGCGTCTTTTTGGATCTGCTCAATTCGTTCGGCTGCGTCAATAACAGCAAACTGTACTGTCATCCACTCACTGGAGACCATGGTGCCCTCAGGGGCTTCATGGAACCAACAGGGAACACTAGACCAAGTTAAACCCCCAGGGCCTGTACCCGTAAAAGTAACAGTAGTGCCTGTAACTAAACTAGTCTTCGGGTTGTCTTCAAGGATCTTTGCGTCACGCCAAGTATCGTAAATACCAATCAAACTGGCGTAATCTGCTTTAGATACTAGACCACTTACTTCCCAGATGCGAGCACTAGAACCAGCATGAATGTCAGTTACACTGTAGGCTAAAGGTTGAGCTAACAAATCTGAAAAAGTTAGCGAGTTTAATGTGACAGACATTAGTTACGGTGCCTCGCCTTGTTAATCAAGTTTGCCGAACTGTCGTTTTCGATTTGAACCTGAACAGCCCATTCTTTGCTGGTCATGCGCTTAATCTGCTCTGATAGTTTTCCAAGTTCAACAGCTTGATTAGCTTGAGATTCAGAGATTTGGCCAATAGCAGAACCCACAGACTCTTGGTAACTGCTGTGGGCTTTACCGATGTTGGGGTTAGTCGGCGCGGCTGCTTGTACCCCCGTATCTGGGATATTTAATTCCTTGGTTAGATGTGCAGGAATCACAGTACCGCGCTCTGGCGCTCGCCAGTAGCCGTTGCGGTCAGTAGAGATCTTGCTGAGGAAACCAGAAGCACCTAAGAATGCTTCCTGACCCACCTCGTTAGCTCGGACCAGATCCCCAGCTAAAACAGCACCACCTGTTTGCCGAGTCTTAATTTGACTAGAGACACTAGCTGCTGCCTGTAAGGCATCCCTAAGGATAATGGCTTGACTTGCTGAAGTTGTGATATAACCGGCTATGTTTGAAGTATTAGTGGAAAGCTCGCCACTTGCAGTATCAGACTCAACTAAGGCATCTCTTAAGTTTTTTGTTGGCTCAAGACCCTCAGTTACATTACCAGCAATATCGCTTAATTTACCTAGGTTTTCAAAATTAAGGTTACTAAAGGTATTTGTATTTTCCTGTAAAATCTTGAAGATATCACTAGTTCCTTTTGCCCCTGCAGTTAAAGCTAGGGCCATTGCCTCACTACCAGGCTTTGCCTTATCAATCGCTGAAGCGATACCACGCAAATTGGCGTATTGCGAAGCAATAGCCTGATCCCCAGCTTCAAGAGCCTCAGTAATCTTCTGGTCAATCTCTAGGAACCTTTCTTGCTGCTTAACAGCTTTATCCCCATTTTCAATATTTTTCTTAAGGGCGTCAATACGCTTATCATAGCCCTTATTAGTATCAACTAGAGCATCTTTAATCTGTTGAATAGCTTCTGCTGTTTGCTTTTCTCTTTCATAAGACTCTTTCTGTACCTTTTCTTTTTGTTTATCTAATTGTAAAGACTTGGCTTTCTTTTCATTGTTTAATGCTGTAATTTTCTCTTCATCAATTATACGTTGGAGTTTAGCCTTTGCTTCTAACAAAGCTTTACCGCTTAAACGCCCACTAGCAATTTGTCTGCGTAATTTATCCTTTTCAAGTTCGGTGAGCTGCTTCTCGTATTGATTCTTTTCTTTAAGCTTATTAATCTCTGCGTCATAAGCCCGAATACTAGCTTTCTTTTGCTCCTCAATAGCTTTGATACGCTCATTATAACTTTGCTTTGTCTCTTTCTTTGTCCGCTCTAGAGCCTTAATTTCTTCATTCTGAGCTTCCTCGTTTTTGTCTTTTAGCTCCTCAATACGTTTGATTTCATCCTCATACCCTTCTTTTACGACCTCCCAATAAGCTTTGGTTACGTCTAGTTGCTTCTCACGAGCGTCTGTGTTTTGCTTAGCCTGCTGTATAGGATCAGCTTGTGCTATTTTTGCGGTTTCGCCACTTAAGGCTTGTGCCAGAGCCACAAGTTTTTCATACTCTCCAACCTGCTGGGCTAGAATATTAAGAGCTTCTTCCAAAGCTACTAATTGGTATTGCTGGTCTGCAGTCAAACCCTCAGCGGTAGTCTTCTGCTTTCGAAGAGCTTTAACTGTCTCTAAGACTTTGTTATAATTTTCTCGATATAAGTTTAGTTGTCCTTCAGCAGCTTTAACATTGTCTTTGATCGTTTTTAAATTCTTAGCTAATTCTGTGGAATTACCCTTACTAGCGTCTAACAGATCTTTAGTTAATTGCAGTAACGAGCTAGTTGGATCCAGACTCGCATTAAGCGTCTCAGCAAACTGCTTAATTTCAGATATTTGCTTAACTCTACCAGCTAAAATATCAACCAAATTAATTGTATACCCAAACTGAGCATTAGTGTCAATTGTATCGTCACCTATTGCACGGAAAATCTTTGCAAGACCATTTAGAGGCCCTCTACCTTCTGCAAATTTTTGATTAGCTCTGTCTTGGGCTGCAAGTAACCGATCAAGAGATGTCTCAGCCCCTTTACCTTCTTTTTCTCGCTCAAGCCGCTGTTTTTGTAGGGCGGCAGTAGTTTCTTCGATTTTTTGCTTAAGATTGTCATTAGCAGCACCTAAACTCCTAGATTGATCACTTGCGCCGTCAAGTTGTTGAATAGTTCTAGCAATAACACCCCCGACAAGAGCTAAAGCTCCTGCTACTAATAAAACTTTTGCTGTCAAGGTAACTAATGCTACGCCACCAAGCTTTAAGGCTCCCCCAAGTGACTGCCAATAAGTAAAACCGCTAGCTAGCATTAAATTCATCTTCAGCAGAGCTGCTGAAATTTTTGTAAGTTGGGGGCCAATAAAAGCTAGAGTCTTGCTAAATTGAAGTGCATTCTTAACAGCGCTGAACAACGCTACACCCTTAATGGCTAAACCTAACTTGTTAAAATAGGCGGGCAAAGCTAAAACCTTGATAGCAGCACCAACGCTAAGAAAAACAGTAGCCGTTCCGATTAACTTATCTAGGTTATTTTTAACAAACTCAAGAACGCCACCAACACCTTTAATAAAACCAGTCAGATTTACAGCTTGTACTAACGCTCCACTAAACTCAAAAACTTGAGTTTTTAAATTACCCCATTGTCCTGATAAGGTTTCTAACTGGGCAGCAGCAACCTCAGCATATGCAGTACCAGGACCAGCTAACAGTTCTAAAGCATCTAAAACCTCATTAAAACCAATCTTACCATCTTTCGTTAATTGGCGCACCTCGTTGACCGTTCGACCTGTAGCTTGAGCTAAGGCGTCATAAATACCAATACCCGCGATAGCGAATTGGTCTAAGTCTCGTTTAAAGGCTTGGTTTTGCGCTTTAATTTGACCTAAGTTTCTTGCCAGGTTGTTTAAGTCACCACCAGTTGCAGCGGCTGCATTAGATAACAAACCTAAAGATTTACTGGTTGTAATGGTGTCAACACCAAAGGCCAGCATAATCTTACCGGCTTCAGCCACATCTTGTAGGCCAAAAGGTGTTTTTAATGCGATATCTTTGAACCGCTTATAGATAAAGGAAGCCTCTTCTGAACTAGCTGTAAATGCTTTTAAACCCAGTTGTAACTGTTCAAAAGCTGCGCCTTGCTGAATAACGTCACTAAGGCCCCCTAAGGCAGACTTTAAAGCTTCAACTAAAGTACCAGCAATAAATAACTGTGGGGTGATACCCTTTAAACCTTTAAATAGGCCAGAAAAAGGTACTTTGATACTCTTCAGGGCATCTGATATTGCTCTAGCATTTGTTACTGCCCCTTTAAAGCTAGTGTTAGCTCTACCTAAAAGAGCTTCTAACTTTTTTAACTCTCGTGTGCCTCTTTTAATCTCTGCCGCAAAGCGTTGGGCTGTCGTGTTATTTTCTTTACCAGCACCTTTGACGCGGTTTAACCCTTTATTTAGCTCGCTTAAACGTTGTTTTTGTAAGCGAATCTCTGCTTTTATACTCTTAAGAAATTGTGCTTCTTGTTTAACTCTGGTAAAACCAGTAGCATTAATACTTTCAAACTGCTGCTTTAGAGCGTTAGTTGCGGTACTACTGCGCTTAGTAATACCAAAATCAATCTGATATTCAATTCTTGCAGGCTTCTTTGTGATAGCCTCAAACTTAGCTTCTAAATCAGTAAGGTCTTGAAGGGCTTTAGCCACATCTAAGGAATATTCGACCTTTACCTGATTCTGTGCCATTACAGCAGATACTAACTTGCTAAGCTAGGTTTCCATAAAAAAAAAGCCCCCTTTCGGGAGCTTGACCTTGGGTTGTAACTGTTAATCAGTTACCCACGTTTTCGTCGAGTTCAACGCGGTAGGGACCGTAGCCGATGATTTCCATTTCCCAGGACACGATAGAACCAGCGTCGATGGACTCGGAGTAGCCCGACAGGGTGCCATAGCCATAGACGGTCTCAACGGTGCCGGTGGGGCCCACACGAGCAAACTTGACACGCAGGGCATCAGCAACGGTGTTCTGCTCGGTCAGGCGCAGGATCTGGTAACCAGCGTCTTTGAAGTCGGCCACACCAGCCATCGACACAGACCAGGACTTACCAGTTGCCACAGACTGGTTGAAGCCCAGGCTGGTGTCGTCATAGGTGATCACGTCTTCGGAGTCGGTGTCGGTCTCCAAAGCACAGTTGGTCAGGCCCAGAACCTTAACAGGATCCATCGTGCCGTCAGTAGGCTGAGCAACGGGAGTTGCACCAGTCGAAAACACACCAGAGGCATAGGTGATTTTCTCGTCGGCTGCAATCTCGGCGGTGGTGTCAATGAAGTTGGTCGCACCAGCACCCACACCACTAGTAACGCCGGTAAATGCCACGTCAACAGACGCAGACGCTAAAGGAATGATGTAGGTGTCGTAACCAAAGGCAGAACTAAAATTTGCCATCAAAGAAGCGGGCTACGCCCGTGCGAAAGGACAAAGGGGTCTAAGTAGTAACCCGCTATTTTTATTTTGCCTAAATAGGCGGTTTTAGGTATACTTACAAAAGTGTCAATTTATGCAATTAAAGTATTGCTAGGGATAATTACTTGAGTTTGTACGCTAGAGCCTAGTAGGGTGCCAGTTGTAACCGTATCAAGACTAGAAGCGCCCGGAAACAGCTCTACAAGCCGCCGTAAGGCGTCTGTCATCACGTCCCCGGTTGCCGGGGCCCAAACGACTAAAAAGAGCTGCCACTGGAACACAGGCTCTGAAGGTGAGGTGATGTAATCCATTGTGCCCATATCGGCCACGTCATGGATAATTACTTCCAGACCCGCTTGCTCCTCAACTTGGGGTAAATCAGTACCTGGAGTATTAATGACAATGCTGGGAGTTGTGCTACCGTCAGCAAAAGTGTAAGTACCAATATAACTGGAGAAAGTCGGATCTCCAGTCAAAGTGTTATAAATAACAAGGGGGCTAGTTGGGAAATTTTGGGCCATTACCAGCGCCAATGTGTGATCAGCACTAGGTTTCCCATCGGAAAACTAAGGTGACGACAGTTGAGGCAATGCGATGTTGCTCTGGTTAGCCGCAATTCAACGACAACAACAGGAGAAGGTTAACCAAAAGCAGTCAACAAAGTGAGCATTTACCAGGAATTAGCACCTTTACAGGTGCCGGAATCTCCCGATTACCTGATGTTTACTTTGCAAGCCATGACAAGCTCAGAAGCCAAAAAGCAATGGCGAGCAGCAATTAAAAAAGCGTGGCATAATCGTTGTGCTTATTGCAATCAGCCGCCGATTGATGACAAATCATTGACAATCGACCATGTAAGACCCAAAAGTAAAGGCGGAACAGACAAAACGACCAATTGTATCCCTGCTTGCCGTAGGTGTAACCACGAAAAAGGCAGTCTTGAGTGGAAAGAATGGTACAGATTACAGCCTAATTACAGTTTGTTGAATGAAATTCGCATTCTTTCGTGGCTTGAGACGGGCCAAGTCAGCGATTATTACGATTCCGGCGACTCAGAATGGCTAGATGACTACTTATCAGAGCTGTCGGACCTGTAAAATCTGTAATTCGATGTTTTCATCGGCAGAACGCTTGATTTTTACCTCTGGAATGCGTACAGTATAGGCCACTTTGTTGTTTGTCACAAGCGTCCGAATCTTTTGAGAGGCGGTTTCATTGATTATGACTAGGCCAGTTAAGAAATCGTCCACTACTTGTGGCGCTAGCACAACGACATCCTCGCAAGTGGCAATAAAGACCTCTGGATGACCCTCAGAGTCGGCTGCAACCTGTGATAACTGCTGATAAACGAATAAACACCAGCTTGGGAACAATTTTTGCTCCAAAGCAGCTCGCATACAAGCTCCATTGATCCAATCAGGCAGAGAACCGTCCTTACTGGACTTGTAATAGCAAAAATCTAGGTAATTTGTTGCTTTTACCTTCTTACCACGGTTCATATTGAACGTGAGACTAGTAAGACTAGCAATTGGACGCTCTAATGAGTGATAATGCTCCCGATCTAGCCAATTTAAGCTATAAATAGCGTCAATTACATAGTTATAGGGCAAATTTAAGAAATTTTCTAGCCCAAACTCAGGATCACCAGGAAATGCCCGCTTTAAACGCCAAAAATACTGGTCAAACGGGATCAGGCTGGCTTTTTGCGAGCTTGGGCTGGGCTTTTTCCCGCTTTAGCTGCCGAAGTGGCGGCTTTTAACGTCGTTTCGTTCTCGTCTTTGGTCATTTCTTGGTACTCGCTGGGCAATGCGGCTAAAGAACGCTGTTCTTCCGCGTCAAATAGCTCAGCTAGACCCTTTAACAGGTCAGGATGCAGCTTCATTGCCTCATCAATCGTAAACTCAGCGTCAACCCTGGACATCAGCATAATACTGGCTTTCACAAGCTCGATATTTGCAGTGTCCGAGTCAAAAGCAAGTAAACAGTCAACAATATCGCCTAAATAAGGCTCTAAGTATTCAGGGGGGCTAAAATCGTCACTGGTAATATTGCCTAAATCCGTTAAAATCTGGTCACGCTTATGCTTAGTTTCCTTCTCAATCTGGGTAACCAGCTTTAACATTCGGGTTTGGCCACTCTTACCCGTCTCAACTTGCTGGAAGCCTGCCTTTTCACCTGCCGTAAGGTAGCCGTAACGAGTGATGCTAAGGACACCTGATTCCTCAGAACCAATGCGGATTTCTTGCGGCTTAGCTTTAGGCTGCACCACAAATGGTAAAGGTAGACGATTAGCCATTTATCGGAACGTCAAAAGCAACTTATTATGCCAATTTACTTTGCAGAAGTAATAGCGGCTTCTAGTGCTTTGATGAATAAGTCATTATAAGCGGCTACAATGTCGTACTTCTTAAGGGCACCACTTGGTTGAGAGTAGTTCCCACTAGGTAACTCAAGACCTAGTGTAGTAGAAATCCAAGGGCGCCCTAAGATTTGGTACTTTGTGTTGTTACGCGGGTGCTTTACATACCCGCCCCAATGCACAAAGGCTGCATAGGGTGCTGTGTTGTCAATCTGGATTTTAAAGCCACTCGTTAAATAGCTGATTTTTGCCCGGTGGCTGTTCCTAAGTTGCCCGGTATCCACAATGTCTCGTGGTGAGCCCTCGCTGCCGCCAACAAGACCTGCCCAACGCCTAGTGTTCGTATAGTTCCAAGTCCAAATGGCACTTTCAACATTATTAATAACAGCCGCTAGTGCGTCATTCTTAATTTGCTCACTACCTTTAAGTAATTCACGCTGAAATGCAGTGGCAACATCTTTTGGTGGCTTACCTTTGTACGCCGCCTTAGATTTGAATTCTAGTTTAGGTGCTTCCTTCTTTAATGCCTTAGTAACATCAACAGCAAACTCATCTACAAACTTAGTTAATTGAGCAGCACTAGAAATTTTTGCTTTGGCCATTACTATAAGGCTCCAATGTACTCAGCACCACTTAACTGCAGTTCAACGCCACCTAATTCGCTGTACAGAATTTCGTCGATACCAGAACCCCCAAAAACTCCGCTATTTCGTTCGACAGTAGCGGTCATCGGTGCGGTCTTTCCGAATAAAAAATCAACTTTTGTGCCAGGACGAATTGCTTCATCAGACGTTGTGATATCCACAAACGTTAAAGCACTAATGTCATCTACTAACCAATCAAAAGTAGGTGCAATGATTGCACACTGTAGATAATACCCACGATAATAGAACGCATCACCCGCTGCACCAGGCATCATCTCACCACCTAACTGGCTAGGTAGCGGCTGCTTTTTGCTGCCGGAACTAGTGCCGCTGTATTGTGCCCTTTTCAGAAAGCACTTAAACAGGCAAATGTCCCCCTCACTAGCTACTAACCGACCACCAACTACTGAGACTGCCCCGCGCTGACTAACCTTAACGTAAGCATTTGCATAAGGTAATAGTACAGATGCCACTACAATTACCAGCCATATCAATTTTAGTATTCCATCTCAAAAAACTCACGGAACTTATTAGCACTGTTTCTAAGCATCACTTCCGAGAAATCAGAACCACACTCCTTACACTCCTCAATAGTTGCGTTGTAATCCGAGCGTGTCCAATCGTAAATATCAGTAGTGACTTCCGATAAATGTGATCGACAATCTACTAAATGATCACAAGTGGAACAACAGGCTTTTTTCTTTTGGTGCCGGTAAACAGCTAGATCCCTTTGTTCCTTGGTGCGCTCTAAATAGGCATTGCGCTGTGTCTTAGAAGCCTGAAGACTAGGCGGCATATCAGGGCTAGCCGTTCGCGGAGGTGCTGTTCGCCTATCACGAGGCTGACGGGGGTCACCAGCACGTTTTAACTCAACATGAGCGTACATAATACGCCCAGTTCCAGGCTCTTCAATAGGTACAGTCTGAGCGGACATACCTTTAGCCCGCATCTCAGCTACTAAAGGTTTCAACTGTTCCTGGATGGAAATGTCCATTACGACCGTAATAACTGAGTTACGCCACTCCCAGTATTCCCAACATTCACATAAGGACAAAAAGCAAACAGATTCATTAACCCCGATACACACTCCGCCATCTCAGCATCCAAACCCACTAATTGACCACCGTTCTTTGCCCACTCCAACACATCAGCCTTAATCAACGTCTTAGACTCAGTATTAGCTAAGTCAGCAGCCGTCTTGGCCGTACTAGCAGCGTCATACCGATCCAGATAAGCAACAGCCTTAGTCACAGAAGCCGGGCTAAAGCCCGTCAACTGATTCATACACGTCACCACCCCACTCAGGGTACTTTCAGACATACCTAGGTCCAAAGCATCCACCAGGCGAACCTCATCACCATTCGTAAAACCAGCACTGGTATCTAAAGTTGGGATCGCCATAGTAGCCGGGGATGTTTATTTTATTATGCCGGTATATTGTACCAACTATACATTAGTACACTTACTAGTACCAAAAATTATGCGCGAAAATATTAAGCACAAACAGGTCATTATGGCCCTAGCCTTATATAAAGCCGTGGTCCAAGGTAGCCGGGGGGATGATCGGATTGCTACAACCCAGTTGCTGCGGGAATGGCAGCGTCAAATCGAAGCCAAAGAGGACCATAAACTGGGCCATNNCCACAAACTGGGCCATAAGGTTATTAACAATTTATTACAGTTCTTTGAGCCTAATCATATAGTATTCCTAAAGGGGTGCGATAATTTGTGAGACAAATGCGTAGGGGGCAATCTGAGCCTGGATGTAGCAAACTGCGCGTGGGAGTAGGCTATTCTTTATACCTGCAATTGTATATAGTGATATAAACTTATACTGATACATTGTACTTTACGTTATACACTTATACTGCAACATTCTATCTTGTGCTATAAACTTATACTGTAAGATGCAAGATAACAATATAAGTATATAACCACAAATACAATGTTGCGATATAAGCTTATACTACAACTTAAGGATTAACGATATAAGCTTATTCTGTAAAATACAAAGTATCGATATAAGCCTATACCCCAACATGCAAAATAACGATATAAGTTTATACCGTAAGATACAAAGTAAAAGTACAAAGCATACCTATCAAAAATAAAATAATGATATAAGTTTATACCGCAAGATTCAATGTATCAATATACGCTTATATCGCAAGATGCAAATAATAAAATAGTCTTTATACCGTAAAATGCAAAGTAGCCATATAAGCTTGTACTGCAAGATATACTTAATTTATTATTCGTTATATTTAAGAAGCTCGAAAATCGACCGATTTTTCGGGAATGCGCTTATGCGTCAAGGCGCATAGCTTTCACTGTCTAGTACAAATGTACTACTGCCAGGGCGTTTGTTAAGAAATGTCAAACGGTATCAACCGATACTGTTTCGCTACGG